TTTGAGGACGTTCTAATGGCATTAGTGTTTTACGGGATGCCTATACTTGCAGAGAACAACAAACCTCGTCTATTGTATTATTTACGAAGACGTGGTTACAGAGGTTTTAGCATGAACAGACCTGATAAAGTATGGAACAAGTTGTCTACAGCAGAAAAAGAAGTAGGTGGAATACCTAACTCAAGTGAAGATATAAAGCAAGCTCACGCAGCTGCTATTGAAATGTATATTCAAAGCCACGTAGGTATAAACAGCGAAGGTCAATTTGGTAGTTGTTATTTTAACGAGTTATTAAATGACTGGGCTAAGTTTGATATAAACAAAAGAACAAAGCATGATGCATCTATAAGTTCTGGACTTGCTATAATGGCAAATAACAGGCATTTATATAGACCTAATGCTAGGATAGAAAAACCTAAACTAAACATAAGTATTGCTAAGTATAAAAACACAGGTAGTACATCTAAATTAATTAAAAAATAAATATGGCAGAGTCTGTTGTAAATAATTATTTTCCAAGCCAAGTCGTAAGTGACTTAGAAAAAATGAGTCAGGATTATGGCTTGAAAGTGGCTAAAGCTATTGAAGCCGAGTGGTTTCACGTTGATAGAGGTTCTAATAGGTATAGAACTAACTCTAATAATTTTCACAAGCTAAGATTATATGCTAGAGGAGAGCAATCAATACAAAAATATAAAGATGAGTTATCTATAAATGGTGATTTATCTTATCTTAATTTAGACTGGAAACCAGTGCCTATTATACCTAAGTTTGTTGACATAGTTGTAAATGGTATAGCTGAAAGAACATATGATATAAAAGCTTATTCTCAAGATCCGTACGGAGTAGAACAACGTACTAAGTACATGGAATCTATTTTAAAAGACATGAGAACACAGGAAATAGCTAATTTTGCTGAACAACAGCTTGGTATTAATATAAGAGAAAACAAAGTAGAAGAGTTACCTGGTTCAGAAGAAGAACTAATGTTAAACATGCAGTTAACGTATAAGCAATCTGTAGAACTTGCTGAGGAACAAGCTTTAAACGTTTTGTTTGAAGGCAATAACTACGAGTTAATTAAAAAACGTTTTTACTACGATTTAACAGTTATAGGTATAGGCGCTGTAAAAACTTGCTTTAACACTTCTGAAGGTGTTACTATAGATTATGTTGATCCTGCAGATTTAGTTTACTCATACACAGAATCACCTTACTTTAATGATATTTACTATGCCGGTGAAGTTAAAATGGTACCTATAAACGAGTTAGTAAAACAATTTCCTAATCTAAGTAACGAAGAGCTAGAGGATATAGTAAAAAACAAAAACCACAAACAAGTAAACTACAACAAAACTGGTAGTAATTTAAAAGAAGAAGATAGCAACAAAGTTCAAGTTTTATATTTTAATTATAAAACATACATGAACGAGGTTTATAAAGTAAAAGAAACTGGTAGTGGTGCTGATAAAATTTTACCAAAAGACGATACGTTTAATCCACCGGAAACTATGGAAGGTGGTTTTGGTAAACTACAAAGATCTATAGAGTGTTTATATGACGGAGCTTTAATACTAGGTACTGAAAAATTACTTAAATGGGAAATGGCTAAAAATATGGTTAGACCTAAAAGTGATTTTACTAAAGTTAAAATGAACTACGCTATTGTTGCACCGCGTATGTACAAAGGTAGAATAGAAAGTTTAGTTAGTAGAATAACAGGTTTTGCTGATATGATACAACTAACTCATTTAAAGTTGCAGCAAGTTATGTCTCGTATGGTGCCAGATGGTGTTTATTTAGACGCTGATGGTTTGGCTGAAATAGATTTAGGTAATGGAACAAACTACAGCCCACAAGAAGCTTTGAATATGTTTTTCCAAACAGGATCTGTTATTGGTAGATCATTTACATCTGAAGGTGATCAAAACCCAGGTAAAGTACCTATTCAAGAAATACAATCAGGTAATGGTGGTGCTAAAATGCAAAGTTTAATTGGCACGTACAACTATTATTTACAAATGATTAGAGATACTACCGGTTTAAACGAAGCTAGAGATGCTGCAACACCAGATAAAAACGCTTTAGTAGGAGTACAGAAATTAGCAGCGGCTAATTCCAACACCGCTACAAGACATATATTGCAAGCTGGACTATATTTAACTTCAGAAACTGCTGAGTGTTTATCACTTAGAATATCTGATATTATAGAATACTCTCCAACAAGAGATGCTTTTATACAGCAAATAGGTAATCACAATGTTGCAACTCTTGAAGAAATGCAAAACTTACATCTTTATGATTTTGGTATATTTTTAGAATTAACACCTGACGAAGAAGAAAAAGCTTTGTTAGAGAATAATATTCAAGTAGCTGTTGCACAACAAGGTATTGACTTAGAAGATGCTATAGACCTTAGAGAAATAAAAAATATAAAATTAGCTAATCAACTTTTAAAAATACGTAGAAAACAAAAGCAAGAAAGAGACCAAGCTATGCAACAGCAAAATATACAAGCCCAGTCTCAAGCCAATGTACAAGCTCAGCAAGCAGCAGCACAAATGGAAATGCAAAAACAACAAGCTATGATGCAAGCTGAGGTTCAACTTGAACAAATGAAAGCTCAAATCGAAGCTCAAAAAATGCAACAAGAAGTAGTTCATAAAAAAGAACTAATGCAAATAGAGTTTCAAATGAATATGCAGTTAAGACAAATGGACAAACAGAGTGTTGATCAAAAGGAAAAACAAAAAGAAGATCGTAAAGACGAAAGAACTAGAATACAAGCTTCACAACAAAGTGAGCTTATAGATCAAAGAAATAATCAAAAACCACCTAAAAACTTTGAGTCTGCAGGTAATGATTCTTTAGGGGGCGATTTTGATTTAGGTTCTTTTGATCCTAGATAACAATTATTAACTATTATTATATTATATTATGGAAGAAAACGTAGAAAACGTAGTTGAAGAAACTACACAAACAACTGAACAACCAGTTGAAGAAACTAAAAAACCAAACATTAATGAAGACGGCGACTACGTCGTTAATTTAGACAAACCAAAACAAGATGAAGTTAAAAAAGATAACCCTGTCGACGAGGGAGTGGTTAGAGTCGATGAAAATGCCGATGCCACAGAAAAACAGGAAGAAGTACAACCGGAAGTTGAAGCACAAGAAGCTCCAGTATTAGAAGAAATTACTGAAGAAGAAGTTCAAGAGCAAACAGAAGAATTAACTGAACAAGTTGAAGAAGCTGTAACCGAAGCTCAAGAAACTGGTAAAGCCTTGCCTGAAAATTTACAAAAAGTTGTAGATTTTATGGAGGAAACAGGTGGTACATTAGAAGATTATGTAAAACTTAATCAAGATTTTTCTAATTACGACAACATGACACTTTTAAGGGAGTACTATAAAAATACAAAATCTCATTTAACAACTGATGAAGTTGATTTTTTAATTGAAGAAGAATTTGCTTTTGATGAAAATGTTGATGAAGAAAGAGATATTAAAAAGAAAAAAATAGCGTTAAAAGAGCAAGTTGCCAACGCTAAAAACCACTTGGACGGGTTAAAGTCCAAATACTATGAAGAAGTTAAAGCTGGTTCTAGGTTAACTACCGAACAACAAAAAGCTGTAAACTTTTTTAATAGATATAACAAAGAGTCGGAAGAAAACCAAAAAATAGCAAAAAAACAAACTGATAATTTTTTAAATAAAACTAGTAAAGTTTTTAACGATAAATTCAAAGGTTTTGAATATAGTGTCGGTGATAAAAAATATAGGTTTAATGTAAAAAACGCTAATGAAGTTAAAGAAACTCAAAGCGACATTAATAATTTTGTCAAAAAGTTTTTGAACAAAAATAATGAAATGTCAGACGCTAAGGGTTATCATAAATCTTTATTTACAGCAATGAACGCTGATGCTATTGCTAATCACTTTTACGAACAAGGCAAAGCTGATGCTATGAAAAATAGTGTTGCTAAAGCTAAAAACGTAAGTATGGATCCTAGACAGTCGTTTTCAAACGATAACACTAGCGGGCCAAAAGTAAGAGTGCTTAGTGATGATTCTCCAACTTTTAAATTTAAAATCAAAAATAAATAACTAATTTAAAATAAATAATTATGGCAATTAATGGAGGACCTAATTTGAATAGCGTGCCAGCTGCACAAAAGCAAGCGCTATCTACAAATTATTTGGATTTGGCTAACAGCTCAAACGCTGGTTGGTCACAACAATATTTACCAGACCTAATGGAAAAAGAAGCTGAAGTTTTCGGACCGAGAACTATTTCAGGTTTCTTAGCACAAGTTGGGGCTGAAGAAGCGATGACTGCTGACCAAGTTGTTTGGTCTGAGCAAGGTCGTTTACACTTATCTTACAAAGCTAAAATAACAAGCTCTGATACTATATTATTACAATCAGACATCGATGAATCTAACTACGTTCAAGCTGGTCTTGATACCGATCACGGTGTTAGAGTTGCAGACACTATTATAGTTTCTAACGCTGCTGGTGTTTTTAAATGTAGAGTTACTTCTATAGCTAACAACGACGCTTTAACTGTCGCTAGATATGACGCTCAAACTTTAGCCGCTGCAAACACTGATAAGTCAACAACTGTTTTAGTTTATGGTTCTGAGTACGCTAAAGGAACTGCTTATACTAACGCTGACAATTCTAGCAAGCTAGCTGAAAGACATCAAGCTAATGAGCCTGATTTTAAAACTTTCAAAAACAAACCTATTATCATGAAAGATTACTATGAGATCTCAGGGTCTGATACTTCTAAAATTGGTTGGGTTGAAGTTTCTACTGAAGGTGGTCAAGGAGGTTACTTATGGTACCTAAAAGCTGAGTCTGATACTAGAGCTCGTTTCAATGATTACGTTGAAATGTCTATGTTAGAATCTGTTAGAGGTGGTACAGATACTACTGTTGATACTGTTTTAGGTTTTACTAACGGTGACGAATATGCTGGTACTCAAGGTTTATTTGATGCTATTGAAGACAGAGGTAATGTTACTACTGGTGTTACTGGTGTTAACGCTGCTACTGATTTAGCTGAATTTGATGCTATCTTAGCAGAATTTGACAAGCAAGGTGCTATTGAAGAATACATGATGTTTGTTAACAGATCTACTAGCTTAGCTATGGACGATATGTTAGCTTCAATGAATTCTTACGGTGCTGGTGGTACATCTTACGGTGTATTTAACAACTCTGAAGATATGGCATTAAATTTAGGTTTCACTGGTTTTAGAAGAGGTTCTTATGACTTCTACAAATCTGACTTCAGATACTTAAATGACTTAGCTACAAGAGGTGGTAT